CATCGAGGACGATGCGTTCTTGCCGCTCATTTACGCCGCCGACCCGACCGACGATGTATTCGATGAGGCGATCTGGGAAAAGGCGAACCCGAGCCTCGATCATATCGTGTCGCGCGACGAGTTGGGGCAAGCCTTACTGGAAGCCAAAGGCAGCCCCGGGCGGCTGGCGTCCCTGAAACGCTATCGCTTCAATATCTGGGGCACGCCTGAAAATCCGTTTCTGGACCATGACAAGTGGGCTGCCTGCCAAGAGGACTACACCGCGGCCGATCTGGCTGGCAAACCATGCTACCTGGGGCTGGACTTGGCGAAAGTGGTTGACATCACGGCATTGGTCGGCCTTTTTCCGTCCGATGACGAGGCAGACGTATTCCGCCAGTTGGTGTGGTTCTGGCTGCCGGAGGACACGATCGAGCAACGGAAGCACTTAGCTGCGTTTCAGCAGTGGGTTGACGAAGGCTGGATCATCCCGACGCCGGGCGGCGAAGTGTGTTACGCGGACATTAAAGCCAAGATTGTCGAGATAAAGGCGCAATTCGACCTCCGGGCCGTGATATTTGATCCAATGTTCGCTACGCACATGACTCAGGAGCTAGAGGAAAGCCATCAGATCGTGCGTGTCGAGTTCCGCCAGACCGTAATGCAATTCGCCGAACCTACGGGCGAGTATGAGCGGCTTGTCAATATGGGCAACATGCGGCACAATGGGAATTCAGTCTTGACCTGGCAGGCTGGGAACTGTACGGTCAAGGAGATCAATGGCTGTTTGCGACCTGTGAAGCGGAAGCGTGGCGATTACCGGACGGTGGATGGGATCGTGGCCGCGATCATGGCCTTATCCGGCGCCATGGGTCAGCAGGACGATGGGGCGGCGAGTCGCCCTGAGTTGATGTTTGTATGAATCGTGGTAGGGCTTACGATTTCGGTACGATTTGCGGTTGTGCTGTATTCTGCTATGGTGCTTGGTTATCGTGGGCTCCGCTTGGTTGGCTGTGTGCCGGGGCGATTCTGGCGGTCGTGTGCGAGTTGAATAGATCGACGAAAGGCGGTTGAATCGTGCATTTGCGCATAAGCGATGTGCGTCCATATGGGAGCGTGGCTGGCGAAGATGGCAGTTGGTACAAATGGAGCTTTAGGACCGTAATGACGCCCGACCTGTGGGAAAGGGCGTCTACTATAGCACAACCGAAAGGGCTTAGTGTTCCTGATTGGCTGGTATCTGTAATGGTAGAGGCGATTGAGAGTGATACTCAACAAGCTGATCGAACTACGGTCGAGTCTCGCCAGCCCGTCTGAGGCGCTGTATGAAGCCTTGACGGGTGGCGGTGGGCGGACGGTATCGGGGGAGCGGGTCAATCCAGAGAAAGCACTAGGGATATCGGCATACTTTGGTGCCATTCGGGCCATTTCGGAAGATGTCGGGGGCTTGCCACTGCCGGTATATTTGCGTCTGACACGTGGCAAGAAGAAGCTGATCGAGCACCCTGTCTATCCGTTGTTGAACAAGTCGGCAAACAGGGATATGTCCGCGATAGTGTGGCGGGCTTTGATGCTACATCATGCTCTGGGTTGGGGCAACGGCTATTCGGAAATTGAAACCAACAGGGGCGGTGAACCGATTGGATTGTGGCCGCTCGATCCTCGCAAAGTCACGCCAAAATGGAGCGACAACCATGAGTTATTCTACGTAGTCCAGCAATCGACTGGTGGACAAGTGGTGATTCTACCGGAACGGATGTTTCACTTGCATGGTCTGGGCTTCGATGGGATTACGGGCTACTCGATTGCGGAATATGCGAAACAGACGCTCGGTCTTGCAATAGCCGAAGAGAAGGCTGGGGCTGCATTGTTCGGCAATAGCTCCCGACCCGCTGGCGTGCTTCGGCATCCGAACAAAGTGGACGAGAAAGAAGGCAAGAAGTTCAAGAAGGAATGGGAAGAAAGTTTTGGCCAAGGTTCAGAGAACTTTCACAAAACCGCGGTTCTGCCGCTTGGAATGGAATGGCAATCAATCGCACAGCCCAACAAAGATGCTCAGTGGATCGAGGCCCGTCAGTTCAGCGTTGTAGAAATCGCCCGTTGGTTCCGTATGCCGCCGCACAAACTGCAAGACTTGACGCGAGGTACCTACTCGAACATCGACGCACAAAACATCGAGTACGTCGTTGATACCTTAACATCGTGGATGATCTACTTCGAGCAAGAGGTGAATCGTAAACTGCTGGTTCGCACGCAGGATGCACAGATATTCGCCGAACATCTTACTGCTGGATTGTTGCGAGGCGATATTGCGACACGATTTGAGGCTCATGCTGTTGCAAGACAATGGGGCTGGGCGTCGGCTAACGATGTGCGGGAATTGGAAAACCAGAATCCACTACCCGGCGATCAGGGTGATATGTACCTTGTGCCGATGAACATGGTGCCAGCGGATCAGGTAGGCAAGGCGAATGCGGAGTTGGAACCCGTAATCGACGAGAACGGTCGCGTTTTCCATCTAAGTCGGCGCCCGACAGATACACAATGCGACATTCAGGGCGATGATGGACCCGATGAGGCTTCGATCCGCCTTGCTGTCATGCAGCAAATGCACTCAGTACTCGCTCGCTTGTCTGTGGAACGCGACGGGAAAGATACAGGTTGGATCGTCGATACGATTACAGCATCGTATCAGCCCGTGTTTGCCGATGTGTGCCAACGATTGAATCGGCTGGAAAATGACAAAATCAGTCGTGCTCAGCGAACCGATCGTGTTGCTGATCTCGACGAGTTCTACAAGCAGCATCGGCTGCATGTAGGCAATATGCTGACGCCTTACGTGCGAACCTTCGGCGAAACGGTCTGGTTGGCCGTGTATGGAACCGAATTACCCAGTCGAGTGCTGGATATGCTGACCGACGAGATTGCTGGTATCGCTGAACGCTCTATCTCGCAATCCCGAGCAGAAGTTGCCAGCCTCGGGGCGGTGCGCATGGAGGGACGATACGAAGCTGACTTGAAACGCTTAAGCGTCGCGATGAAGGAAGCGTGCGACGCGACTTCACAGGAGTCTAGTAATGGGCAATAGAGTATCATCTATCGTTCAATCCGGCATCAATGTCGGCGGTATCGGCGCTATACATGTTGCTCCTATTCCAGACCGCGAGAATATCGGCAACTTCGAGAGCATTATGCCATGGACTGCACTGAGCAATGACACTACCGGCATCGCGGTTGACAAAGCTCACATACTGGGCACGCTGTCTCTTGAGTTCGACAAGGTTGACGGGACCGACAACAAGAAATACGCCGGCGTTACCGGAACCATTGCATCGCTGGATGTCAGTCGATTCGTTGCGCAGGATATGCTAGTGGGCGCCCTGTACCTCTCAACGCTGGCTGATGTTGACTATGCGTTTATTCGTTTAGGTACAGACGGATCGCATTACAACGAATGGCGTATTGGTGTTGCTAGTATAGCGCCCGGCATCTGGCAGATGTTCAGCAAGACGCTCGCGGAAACGGGAATCGCAATTACAGGGGACGGATGGGATACTGCTGCAATCGTGTATATTGTCGCTGGCGTGATGTTCGGCGTAGAGACAGATACGCTCGCAGACATTCGCTTCGACCATCTGGCGATTGAACGTGCAAGGAGTCTGTGATGGGCAACAATGTTTTGGGTCTCGCACGATCCGGTCTTAACGTAGGTGGGTTTGGGGCTGAACACGTTGCGCCTGTTCAAGATCAAGAGAACATCGGGAACTTCGAGAGTATTACACCGTGGACCGCGTTTAGCAACGACACCACGGGCATTGCAGTCAACGCGGCGCATGTTCTCGGTAGCTATTCGTTGGAATTCGACAAGGTTGACGGGAGCGACGGCGAAGTATTCGCCGGCGTGTCCGCAACGCTATTGCCGCTCAACTTGAGCCGCTTCGGCTTGCAGGATAAGATCGTTGGCGCGTTCTATGTGTCCGGTATCGGGGATATTGTCAATGCTTTTGTTCGCTTGGGTACAGATGGCTCGCATTACTGCTATTGGACGGAACTCGACAGTGTTCCGATTGTGGCAGGTGTATGGCATGTGTTCAGTAAGACGCTTGCGGAAATGAACGTCGCTGTTACTGGCAACGGTTGGAATCCTGCGGTTACGACCTATGTCGCTGTTGGTATCGAGTTCGATTTAGAGGACGACGAGCTTGCTGACATTCGTTGGGATAGTCTGGCAATTGAGCGTGCGATACGGACACGAACATAAAAGGAGCTTGCGATGGCTAGGAGTGTATCAGGTCTCGCGCGATCCGGGTTAAGTATAGGTGGTTTCGGCGCCCAGCATGTCGCACCGCTACAAGACCGTGAGAACATTGGGAATTTCGAACTCGCTGCACCGTGGACCGCACTGAGTAACGATACTACGGGTATAGACGTGGATTTGTCGCATATATTGGGCACTAAATCCTTAGAGTTCGACAAGGTTGATGGTGGCGATAATGAGTTATTCGCCGGTGTGTCTGCTACGATTCCCGAGATCGATCTCAGTCGGTTTGGGCTAGAGGATAAACTTGTCAGTGCGGTATACATTTCTGACAAAACCAATGTCGCTTACGCATTCATACGTCTCGGCACCAGTGTATCGCATTATAATGAGTGGCAATTGGCCGATGGGGACATTACACAAGCCGTGTGGCAGATGTTCAGCATGACTCTGGCTGCCACAGAAGTGACAGTGACCGGCAATGGTTGGACGCCTTCGGCTGTGACCTATGTGTGCGTTGGTGTAATGTTCGATGGGGAAGCTAATGCCCTTGCCGACATTCGCTTCGATAACCTCGCAATTGAGCGTGCGAACCTGATAGGAACCTAGTTAGGATGATGGATTATGCCTCTACCGAACCCTAAGAAGGGCGAAAAGGAAAAGGATTGGATTGCTCGTTGCATGGGCAACGATGCGATGAAGGAGGAGTTCCCTGACAACGACACGCGGCTTGCCGTATGCTATACGAAATGGCGAGAGAAAGATAAGAAGTCGGCCGAAGCCGACGACGAGCGCGAGGTTCGCTTGTGCGTCAATGCGGAGTTGCGCGTAGTGGATAACGAGGCGCGCGCAAAGGGCAAAGGGTCGGAACTTGTCGGCTATGCGGCGAAATTCAACCAAGTAGCGGAAATCTGGCCTGGATTCCGTGAGCAGATTGCATCGGGAGCGTTTACACAGACGTTAGCAGAGCATGATGATGTACGAATGTTGTTCAATCACAACCCAGACATTGTTCTTGGCCGAACCAAGGCTGACACATTGCGCCTAGAAGAAGATGACACCGGCCTGCGCATTCACAACTGGCCGCCGAAAACAACTGCCGCAGCGGACTTGTTAATCAATGTGCGGGAAGGCAATGTAACACAAATGTCTTTTGCGTTCCGGGTGCGAGAACAGACGGTTGTTGATAATGATGACGGTAGCATGGATCGCACAATTACGAATGCGCAGTTGCATGATGTATCCGTAGCGACCTTTCCAGTCTATGAGGATGCGGAAGTTGATATCCGTTGTCAGGATACCACCGTAGTAGCCAAGATGATGAAGGACTGGGCGGATAAGACTGATGTGACCAAACCCGCCAAGACTGAGAAGCCAGACGTAAAGGATAAGGTGAAGTCGGCAAAGGATGATCCGGGTTCACTTCGGCGCAGTGCCCACGTTCGGGAACTGCGGGAACAGTTAGACGCAGAAAGGGAGTGACATGATAGTAGACTTTGGATGGAACGTAAAGGATTGTGTGCAATTGTGCCAGAGCAAAGCTGTTGGCACGATTAGGGCGTTGATGGTGGACGTTCATGGCTTTCAGTGGGCATCCGTACAATATGCAGATAAGAATGGCGCGATGTTTACTGACTGGTTTGAGGTAACGCAGATTCAACGAGAGAGATAATATGCAGGTGAAGTTCGAATATCGCATTGGGGATATTGTCCAGATTGTGTGCAATGGCGATATCGGCACCGTTGTTGGCTTGATGGTCGATGAACACGATGACCAATGGGCGCGTATAGAATGCAAGAGCGACAGTTCGCAGCAGGGGATCAACCATCAGACACACTGGTATAGGATGGATGCGATCGAAAAGATAACCAGTGAGGTCGCGCAACGTGCCTGATTCCTTCAAAACAGCCCTGATTAGTGGAATTACCGGCCAGGATGGTTCCTATCTGGCCGAACTGCTGCTCGACAAGGGCTACACCGTCCACGGCATCATCCGCCGGGCCTCGAACTTCAACACGCAACGCATTGACCATTTACTCGACAAGCGGCTCACACTTCACTACGGTGATATGCTGGACCCTGCCTGCCTGTCGGCGATCTTGTATAAGGTCCAGCCCGACGAGGTTTACAACCTGGCGGCGCAGTCTCACGTCAAGGTGAGCTTTGACCAGCCCGTTTATACGGCTGATACCGTCGCAATGGGTACTCTCCGGCTTCTGGAAGCGATCAGAAGCTATCGGGATCGCACGGGGAAGGAAATACGCTTCTATCAGGCCGGTTCGAGTGAGATGTTCGGACGCTCTGCGGCACCACAAAGTGAGACGACGCCGTTCAGGCCATGTAGCCCCTACGCCTGCGCCAAGGTGCATGCGCACTGGACCGTGGTCAACTACCGGGAAGCGTACGGTCTGCACGCCAGCAACGGCATCCTATTCAACCACGAGAGCCCGCGACGCGGCGAGACGTTCGTTACTCGGAAAATCACCCGTGCGGTGACACGGATCAAGCTAGGGCTGCAAAAGGAGCTACGGCTGGGGAATCTGGCGGCAAAACGGGACTGGGGTTTCGCTGGCGATTACGTTCGAGCTATGTGGCTGATGCTCCAGGCCTTTGAGCCGGACGACTACGTGATTGCGACCGGCGAGAATGCTTCGGTGGCCGACTGGGTTGATTGGGCATTGGAGGCGGCTGAGATTAAATCTCTAGTTGACTATGTTACGATTGATCCGCGCTACGTGCGTCCAATCGAGGTAGAGGAACTTCGCGGCAACGTCACAAAGGCCAGAGATTGTCTGCATTGGCAGTCGACCATGAACGCGAGAGCCTTGTGCCACATGATGGTCGAGGCCGATCTGGTTCTGGCCAAGCGGGAGAAGATTTTGCTTGACAGCGAGATCAGCACGATGTAAGCTTTTTGACCATACAGGAGTAATAACAATGTTCAAGATGTACTCGAATCCGAAAGCGACAGGCTGGTTAGGCTGGTTTGAAGATGCCAATGGGCAAGCAACAGCTTATGTGGACCTTGAGCGTCGTGTGCTCTTTGCGCACGAACTTTCTGCTTGACTTAGCGAGCCAATGTCACTTTGAATTATGGGCCGCCATTCCTATCCGTTCTCGTTCCGCGCTGACTAGGGTATCCAGCAACTCGACGCGGCTGACAACGCGGCCTTCAGTTCGTACTTTCTCGGCAACCAACTCGGCAAGCGACCACCGCGTTCGAGTCCAGATGCGTATCGTCTCGCTGGCCTTGTTTGGATCGGCTTCAGCTTTCATCATTCGTCGCCTTTCTCTGTCTCATTCACGACCCAATCCTTCTGGAAGTGCTCCCACCTAGCCCATTGGGAGGCGTCTATCAGCAATCGGACGAACGCTGAGAAACTGGGCACACACGGCGGATTGTCGTTCGCCTCAATCGTATGGCATTTCGCGATCAGCGCTTCCAGTACAGCTAGTGGCCCGATGTCGTCCACGCACTCGGCGATGATCTCCAGCGTGTGGCTGTCAGGCTTGAGAAATCCGTCCGCGTCGTACTTGTAGATCGCTTCATTTTGTCGCTCTGTGGGATACGGTCTCCGATTCTCCATCGTTCCCATCATTCTCCGCCTTTCTTGTCAACCGGAGCAACGCGCCCCTTCTTGTCCTGTTTTCGACACACTATCTCCCAGTGATGCTGACACAGCAGATCGTCGATGTACTTCAGCGCCACCGGGCGCCGGCAGCCACGGACGCTGCAATGTTCGGGGGTCGCCATGCTGGGTTTCCTTCCTCGCTGTCCAATAAGCACGCGATGGCGCAACGCAGCCATTCTACGGATTCGCCGTAAGTCTCGGATTCCGCAAGCGTTGCTTCGCGCATAGTTGGGTCTGTTTCGTTACGTGCGCGCGTACGCACAACTTCAGCGTAGTACACATAGTGCTCGATTGTATGCTGTAGCGAGTGAATGTGGTGGCGCAGCATGTGCGTGGCAATAGGATTCTTCATCATTCCCGCCTTTCCGCTGGTCAAGCCAGCATTTCTCCCTGTTAGACCTTCGGTGGCCGTACGCACGACCAGCCGATGATTGTTGCATAAGCGAGCGCCAGGATGACGCCGAGTAGCTGGGGCGTCATTAGTCGCTCACCTGGCAGCTATTTACATAGGCCGTTGTCAGCCGATCCGAAAACGGGTGGCGCTGGCCGCCCCGCCAATATGCCCGATAGCTAGGTGGCGAATCGCCTACAGCGTCGTGGGGAATTCGGGACGGCGTAGCGTGTGAAACGGCATAAGCTAGGCCGAACACTACGGCGCCCACCCAACAGCCAGGATGCTCGCGCGACAATCGCTCCATGCCACGTACGTACTCTTCGGCGTTGGCTACCTCGAATTCGGTTGTCATCGTCCTATCTCCCTGTTAGATCGGACATCATCGGATGCCACTACCTACAATGTACACCATAGTAGGCGACGTGTCAAACGAAATCCAATCTTTTTTTGCGAATCTGAAGCCCAGGAATCGCAGGACCACGCCGGAGCCTATTTCTGTACCGTGACGCTTTCTGCTTGACAACGGGGTTGCCATGACGTAGACTTGCAATGGAATAATTGCTGCTCGGCGATACAGAGTGGTTGCCACGCTTGAATCGGGCAGAACGGCGTTGAAACTGCCCTTGGGGCCGTGAATCGCCAATACGTTAGGTTTTGTTCTAACGTGCTGGTGATTCGCGGCCCTTTTTTTATGTCGCTCCCAGCACCGGTAGGTTTGCTATGGCACAGGCGATTACGGAATTGCTGGAGGACAAACAGCACAAGATTCGCTCACTTGAAGATATGAATGATAAGGCCAATCGTGAGGGTGAGCGCGCGTTTACGGACAGTGAGAAGGAAGAGATGGACGGGCTGGTTCGAGATGTCCAACAGCTCGACGAGGACATCAAGCATCGCAGGGAACACGAGAAACGCCAGGAGACGATCACAGGACTTGTCGAAGACCTCAAAAAGCCCATAGCGCGGCTTGTCGAGCCGATGGCGATCGGCTCCGAGCCGAAGGGCGGCGATTATCCGCAACACTTCAAGCGCGCAGCCAAGATGAAAGCGTTTCCTGCCGGCATGGAAGGCGAACGCGAGGCGTATCGTTGTGGTATGTCCCTAAGGGCCAACGTGCTCAACGACCATAAGGCGAAGCGTTGGTGCGAGCGCCATAATATGGAAGTGCGGGCGATGTCAGAGGCCGTTCCGGCGGCCGGTGGCGTTCTTGTCCACGACGAAATGTCGCAGCGAATCATCGATCTGACTGAGGAATACGGCACTTTCAGGAAATACGCCTACGTCGAGCCGATGGCGAGTGACGTCAAGGATATTGCGCGCCAGACGGGAGGCTTGACGGCTGCTTTCGCGGGCGAAGGGGCAACGGCGGCTGAGACCACGAGCGCCTGGGACAATGTGAAACTCGTCGCCAAGAAACTCGGCGTCCAGACGCGCATGAGCATCGAATTGGAAGAGGATGCGGTTATTAGCCTGGCTGACCGATTCGCGGTTGATACGGCTCGTGCGTTTGCCCTCAAAGAGGATCAAACGGGCTTCAACGGCGACGGGACGGCTACTTACGGCGGCTGCACCGGGATCACAGTCGGGCTCGTCGACGGTACGCACGCGGCGTCGTGGATCGAGGCGGTAGCGACGCATGATCTGTTCTCAGAGATCAGCGACACGGACATCCAATACATGATGGGTGCCTTGCCTGAATATGCACATGCTGGCGATGCAGCGTGGTACTGTTCGAGGGCGTGCTGGGCTGCGGTATTCAACCGTTTGGCCCTTGCCGCTGGCGGCACGACAATGACCGAGCACGCTGGCAAGATGCTCCACAGTTTTATGGGTTATCCGATCAGGATTGTGCAGGTGTTGCCGACGGACCTGGCCACTCTCGATACCGATGTCATGTTCCTGTTCGGCGACCTGTACCAAGCCTGCACGATGGGCGTACGGCGTGGCATCACGATCGCCCGCTCCGAACACGTGCATTGGAGTACCGATCAGGTTGCCCTCAAGGCGATCGAGCGGGTTGATTTCGTAGCTCACGATATGGGCGATGCGACTACGCCTGGTCCGATCGTTGGCATGATCGGCAATGCTGCCTGATAGCGAGGTCTCACGATGGTAAAGATGCGATTCACGAAAGCGTATCGTAGTTGGCCGGCAGGTGCCACGGTTGCCCCGAACGAACATCTTAGTGTTGGGGAACTGCGCAGCCTTGTCCGGGATGGCACATTGATTCCCGCCGATCAACCGTGGTCGCCACCGAAGCCGGAGGTGATTATCGAGACGGCGGATTTCCGACCGACCGATGTGGAAACGCGAGACGAGTCTATGCCTCGACGGCGTGGTCGTCCGCGCAAGATGAAGGATATTGCAGCC